GTTACTGTTATATCAACAAAAAAGATTTCTAACACCTACAAATACCAATTGCGATTGTAATACAATATAAAAATATTATAAGGAATTTAAATTATGAAAGTGAAATTATCTAAAATTATTAATTCTGTATCGGCCTTTAAGGTACTAACCCCTCAAGCAACAAATGCGAAATCTGCATATAAATTGGCAAAAGCATTGAATTGTATTCAACAAGAATTGGACACATTCGAAACCGTCAAAAACAATATTGCTAAAAAATATCAAGAAGAAGTCGATGGAAAACTACAAATTCCAGAAGAAAAAGTAAAAGAATTTACAGATGAAATGATGACTCTTCTAGATGAAGAAATAGAATTGAATGTTGATTTTATTCCCATTTCGGATCTTGCAGGACTTAATATTACTATTTCTAATATGATGCTTATGGATTACCTTTTTAAAGAATAACTCACACTCCCGAAAACATAAATAAAGGGAGAACCTTGTTTTCGGGAGATTTAAATGTCAAGAATACAAACTCGTCAAGAACTAAAAGATTACTGTCTTAGACGATTGGGATACCCCGTAATAGAGATAAATGTAGATGATTCCCAGATTGAGGATCGTCTAGATGATGCTCTATTATTGTTTTCAGAGATGCACTACGATGGAGCAGAAAGAGTATTCTTGCCAAAACAAGTTACTCAGTCCGATTTAGATCAAAAATATATTGATTTGACTGCACCAACCGAAGCAAACGAAGAAGATGGTATTTTGGCAGCACCCGCAATGGATCCAGACGGGAACTCCATCTTGTCTGTTGTTCGTGTTTTTCAGATGTTTGATACTCTTGGTGGTTCTGCTGGCGTTAACATATTCGATGCAAAATATCAAATCGCGCTAAACGATTTGTTTGGTTTGTATTCTAGTGCTGGTAGTAGTTTTACAATGGGTTCTATTCAACACTACGATATTACTCGTAGACACTTAGGATTACTTCAAGATTATCTAACTCCAGAAAATACAGTCCGATTCAGTAAAGTTACAAATAGAATTTATCTGGATACCGATTGGAAAAATATGTCTATTGGAAGTTTCTTTATGTTTGAAGCATATAAGATACTTGATCCAGAAGATTATCCAGAAATCTACAATGATAGATTATTAAAAGCATATGCGACTGCTCTAATCAAGAAGCAATGGGGATCTAATATCTCCAAATACAACGGAATTGCTCTTGCTGGTGGGGTGACACTAAATGGTTCACAAATTTACGCAGAAGCAATGCAGGAAATAGAAACAATAGAAAGAGAAATGTCCGCTCGTTACGAATTACCACCAGATTTCATGGTAGGATAAAATGGCAGTAAATCCATATTTTAATAACCTCAATTACAAACCAACTCAGGATCTTGTCAATGACCTAGTAAAAGAGTCGATCAAGATTCACGGTATTAATTGCTTATATCTCCCCAGAGAATATAGAAATATGGATACTATTTTTGGGGAAGATAGTAGTTCAAAATTCAGATATGCATTCCCAATTGAAATGTATCTTGAAAGTGCTACTGGTTATGATGGAGACAAAGAGACAGTAACTCGTCTTGGGTTGGAGAATAGAGACAGTATTCGTCTTGTTGTCTCTAAAGATAGATTCATACATGAAACTATAGCATTTCGTCAATATTTTACTGCAAGACAAATCGAAAGACCAACCGAAGGAGATTTAATTTATTTTCCTTTAGATCATGGTTTGTATGAAATTAAATTTGCAGATCAGGATGCAGATTTCTACCAAGCAGGAAAGTTCTATTCTTTTAAACTAACATGCGAGAAGGTTCGTTATTCCTACGAGCAAATTCAAACAAATAATGAAGAACTTAATGCTGCTATTGATAATCAATTTACTCAAATTGATAACAACAATGACGGTATTATTGATGAATTTAATATCGCACCAGACGGAACTCCACCTTCCAATCCAAATAATTCTGATTTGGATAATCTATCTGGTGATGTCTATGACTTTACTGAAAACGATCCGTTCTCTGGAGGTAATTACTGATGTTTGGTGATCCATTCTACTATTCTACACTCAGAAAAACAGTAATTGCTTTTGGATCTCTTTTCGACAGCCTTTATATTGTTAGGACTCAAGACAACAATCCAATCAAAATTAAAGTACCAATTATCTACAGCGGAAAAGAAAAATTTATTCAACGATATAAGGATACTTTAAATCGTGAAGGAAACGATAGTGTTGTGCTTCAAACTGTTCTTCCCAAAATGGGATTCGAAATATCAGAAATAGTATATGATTCTTCTCGCAAGAAACCATCAATTAACTATAGAATAGCGGAAGCAGAAGAAAATGGAAACACCCTGTATAAAAGAAACTATACAGAAGTACCATATAATGTAAACTTTACACTCACAGCATATGTTCGTTATATGGATGATGGGTTACAACTTGCAGAGCAAATACTACCTTATTTTACTCCAGATTTTACAGTTGCTATAAAGCAAGATGTTTTAGGACAAGAGGGGGAAAGAATGAATATTCCTTTTGTTCTGAATTCTGTATCTCAAGCAAATGATTATGAAGGAGCGTTGGATATCACTCCCAGAATTTTAATGTGGGATTTTTCGTTTACCGCAAGAATTAACCTATTCGGTCCTCTCTTGGAAACTCCACTCATTACCTACACAGAAACGGATATCTTCAATATATCTACTCAGGAGTAATTATGAAAGAATCAATGTATTCCAAAGTAAAAGTATATGCAAAAGTATTTTTAAAAGATACTGATGGTAATTTTATTTTAGATACAAATGGAGATAGAATCCAAGTTAAGGATTACCCCACGACTTTAATTACGGATAATTATACCATCGTAACGGAAATCACGGAAGAATATACGGAATAATAATATGGAACCTTCGAATTTTGAAAATCTTGAAAATGAATTTAATATTGAAAAAGTAAATTCTGAACCTGAAGTTAAAGCAATACAAAAAGTATCAGAACCTCATACTCCAGAACATCTGGATACAGATTATCAGGAGATACGAACAAATCTCAAAGATATAATCAAAAGAGGAGCAGAAGCAATAGATGGTATTTTATTAGTTGCTTCAGAAACCCAACAACCAAGAGCATATGAAGTTGTTGCGAACTTAATCAAGAGTGTTTCTGATGTGAATAAAGATTTGCTGATGATGCACAAGCAAATGCAAGATATGAAAACCCAAGATCCTCAATCCAAGCAATCCGCTGGGCAGATTACAAATAATTCTATATTTGTGGGCAGTACAACAGATTTGCAAGCATTACTAAAAGGTAAATTAGAACAGATAAAGTATATTGATCATGACTGAAAATAATTCTTCATATTATGGAAATTACAATTTAAAACCAGCAAATGTTCCTATCCAGTTCACCCAAGAACAGGTAGAAGAATACATTAAGTGTTCTCAGGATCCAAATTACTTTATTGAAAAATACATTAAAATCGTAAATGTAGATAAGGGACTTGTTCCCTTTCAGATGTACGATTTTCAAAAGAACATTGTACAGACAATACACGATAATCGTTTTACTATTGCAAAACTACCCCGTCAGAGCGGAAAGTCCACGACGGTTGTTTCTTACATTTTATATTATATTCTTTTTAACCCTAGCGTTAATGTTGCTATTTTGGCAAACAAACAAGCAGTTGCTAGAGATCTTTTAGCAAAAATTAAGACGGCGTATGAATACTTACCAAAGTGGATACAGCAGGGAGTGGGTGAGTGGAACAAGGGATCTATCATCCTAGAAAACGGTTCTAAAGTCGTTGCATCTGCAACATCCTCCTCTGCTATCCGTGGTGGTTCTTACAATTTGATTCTTTTGGACGAGTTTGCGTTCGTTCCGCCAGGAATTGCAGAAGAGTTCTTTAGTTCTGCTTATCCTACTATTTCGTCTGGTACTACAACCAAAGTTGTTATTGTTTCCACCCCAAAGGGGTTGAACATGTATTACAAGTTATGGGTAGAGGCTCAAGAAAAACGAAACGAATTTGTTCCGATTGAGGTTCATTGGTCCGAGATTCCTGGCAGAGATAAGGAATGGAAAGAACAACAAATAAGAAATACTTCTGAAGAACAGTTCCGACAGGAGTTTGAATGTGATTTTATTGGAAGTGCAGATACTTTGATTTCTGCTCATAAACTGAAATCGTTAGTTTTCAGGAAACCAATGTATAAAGATGATAATGGATTAAAGGTTTACGAAGAACCAAAAAGTAACCATACTTATGTAATGACTGTAGATTCTTCTAGAGGTAATCATTTAGATTATCATGCTTTTGTGGTGGTAGACATAACCAGAGTT